ACGTTCTTTAGTAGAAAGCTGAGAGACATTCTTACCTAGTACACTAGCACCATACTCAAGTATCTGATTCCAGTTCTCAGTCTGACCTGATAAGTTACCGATAGCGCTATTCTCTGTATAGAATGATTCTGATAGGTTTCCTACAGCTGTATCAAAGTCTATAGTAGAAGACTTACCGAATGCAGCCTGGTCTTTATAGCCCTTAATAAGCTCTGTGGCCTCTGGAAGACCAACACCTGATATGAGAAGCTTTTGTAAGCTTGCTGCTGCTGTAGCTACCGTTATAAGACCATCGCTTGCTAGATCGTTTGCGGCTTTGGTAGCCTCACCTGCATCATAGCCGAACCTTTCAGCTATACGAGCTACACCAGCTATAGAAGCTTCAAACTGGTTAGCTACTCCTATACTATTTTTGATAGCATTCATGGTAGTGCTGAGAACGCCAAGGCCAGCAACAACCCCACCGATTGCAACTATAGAGTTACCCATAGATGACGTGAAGTTATTCTGACTCTTATATGTGCCGTTCAGCTGTGACGATAACTTTGCCTGTTGCTGAGATTGGTTCTGTACAGCTACATTTAGTGCACCAGTGGCCCTAGTAGCCTGAGTAGAACCTTCTCCATATTTCTGTATAGCTGTCGTACTTCTGGCTGTTGCTGCTGCTACCTGATTATTCGCCCTCTCAACAGTAAGGAATTGCTTCTGTATCTGAGGGGTATAGGTAGATAATGTCTTAGCTGTTTCTTGTGCCTGCTTCTTAATAGCATTGACACGACTCTGAGCGTCTGCACCTGTCGTGCTGTTAGTACTAGTGGCAGCAGGTTTAGCAGCTTTCTTAGCTGACTTTGCTTGTTCGTCATACGATTTCTTTACGAGTTTATCGGCTTCGGCAAGGGACTTTTTAAGCTGTGATAGATCAATACTAGCATCATACTTTACAGCACCAACTATAGTAGTCCCACTTGCCATTATTCTTTAACCGTCGCTCTCTCTGTAAACTGGCTAATAGCACCGTCAAACGATTTAGATGAAGACCTGAAACTGTTACCAATCATAGTTGAATGAGTTTGTTCGGTAAGCTTTGAATACCACACCTTACGTGCTCCTTCTAGTAATACTAGAGCCTCATCGAGTAGGAAAGGATCTTTAACGATAGAGCCGTCAGGACCTACCTTCTCAATATAGCCTCTACGAATAGCGAGTACTCCTTCCCATCCAAAGTAGTAGCCAAACTCTGCCACTGTGTATATCTCAGGTGATACATCAAGACCCTTACGAGTGCGTTGTTTGCTGATACGCTTCTGACCACGTTCAATAGCCCTCTTAGCGTCATCAGCATCCATTAAGTCAAGTAAGCTTTTACTTTTTGTCATTTTCAACCACCTCTGCGACGATATTATCAGGGGTATCAAGTTCTTTTACATCGCCAAAAATCTGCCTAAATAGTTCGGCTCGTTCTTGCTCTGATAGAGTGTTCATGATAATATCAACAATCCTACCGCCCTCATCGTCCGTGAAACACTTTTTGTATACCTCAAACTCTGACTCTTTGATAGCGCTTATTTCGTCCGATAATTCTTCGACTCTTCTAGTAAGCTTAGTGATCTTTGCTAGATCCTCTGGCTTATTAGCGTCAAGTACTGTGAAGTCTATCCTGCTAAGCTCGTCTATTAGCTTACCAAGTCGCCGAATCTTAGAAGACAGATCAAGCTCTTCTCCCGATCCTAGCCGCCTAACCTTGACAATGCCGACACCTTCGATGTTGACTGTCTTTATATTCTGTATATTGTTCAAACTGATTGAAATATCAGTCATATAATCTCCTCGATTATTAAATAGTTTACAAACCCTTTAAAGGGTCAATACAGGTGTTACCTAACCTTAACTATAAGGAGGTGAAAGCAAAGAAACGCCCAGAAAGACGTTCCTCTGTTCTCTGTTATTACTATTAACTAGTAGTTTCTGGACCGTAGTTGATAGCACCAATTGGATAGAAGTGGATAGTAACTGAAAGGTCATCAGTCGCGTTTCGCTCGCTATTGTCCTCGAACGATACACGTGCTGTGAAATTGATATCTCTATCCTCGTCACCATCACACTCGTAGTGGAAAGTAACAGGCACAGCGTCAGGTATAGTACAAGTAGCACCACCGACGACGAAAGTACTTCCATCTAGGTTATCTGGCATGAAGAACCCTACATCGCTCCACTTGTTAGGGAAGAACGTAATGTCGTACGAAGGGTTATCAAGCTGTGTTGTTGGCGTTGTAGTCGTTCCTGATAGTCGCTCGCTAGTTCGTAGCAATGGCGCGACGTTAGCAGAGATAGGTCCAAGCATAAAACTAGGGATAACTACTCCGTCAATATCAATTTCTAATTTTCCGCCCATAGGGTCAGAGCTTGTTGGTACAGGTCCCATTCTATTTCTCCTTGTATATTATTGTGCCAGTCATGCTATAGATAATTCGGTTATCTGCATCGAGGCCAACATTTGTTATTGTGGACGGTTTTGATAACTCTACATTAGTGTAGGCTTCTGTAGTTATCGGAGTCACTTCTGGTAGTTCACATATAGATGAATAGTTACGTATTAGAAATCTGCGAATATCTAATAGCCTTTTGTAACCATCTATGTCGTTTGTTCCCCTAGATAGTAACTCGTAAGATTGTGTATCTCTACTCCCTTTCGGTACTCCATCTCCTATATCGGAGATGTAAATACCCTTCTTATCAAGGGTTAGCTTTTGAAAGAACAGGTCAGAGTCAATCTCTCCATAGCCTTCATTTTCTAGTAGTTTTAGAAAGCTCAATGTAATCATAAATATATACTATATTAGTCCTACCCATCACTATAGAGAGGTGGCTCTACTTAGATAAGTTTATATACTTACTAACACCCTCTTTGGCTACTGACTCACCAGCAGTTTTGAGATAGTTCTTTGTCTGAGGATTCTTATTATTTTCAAAGTGTCTACGCCGTGCATATGGGACTGATTCATCACCGAATACCACCGATCTGTGACCATCTATAGTCTTCTCTACTCGTCCATTACCCCTAAGATCGCCACTATCTTTTGGCGCTAGTATGGTAGCTCTAGTAAGGATTACGCCTGCAATTACTTCTTCGACTCTAGACATCTTCTCAGTTTCTTGTGATAGCCACTGTCTTGAGTTTGACTTAAAACCACCCATTACGACTCCGAGTAGTCAGAATAGTCTGTATTGTCTAAAGTAAGCTCATAATGTTCGATTGTGCCGTCATCTTGATTCTTACCTATTCCCATACCTGAAATTTGGTAGTCCTTGCCGTCTATTCTGACACCATTTCCTACGAGATTCACCTTGCCATCAACAGTTATCGAGCTCATATAGCCCTCATCTGGGTGAACATATAGTAAAGAGCTAGACTGATACGACTCTTGGTTGTTTGATGATATCATTCCCTCGTCAATATCCGCTACGCCTACCGCATCAAACGTCTCTTGAATGACATTACCATATACGCCGCCCCTAGATACCTTCAAAAATGTGTAATCTACCTCTGAGAATAGGTCAAACACATCCACAATCTAACCTCCCATGTTCTGAGCATGTACTACCGCTACGGATGAACCCTATATTACACATGTTATACTTCTGAATTGTACGAGAGTTTGCGTCTATAAAGGCTTGATCGTCTGTAAGATCGCCGTAAGTAACCTGGAAGTTACGTACTCTCTTGCTCTTGACGTTTCCTGAGCCTACTGAGTACTTCTTAGATACATTAGAGAATAACCGAGCCATTAACATCCCAAGATCGTTAGGAAGCCCCTGGAAGCCCCATGTGGCGGTAATTGTGATACCATCGCTATCATAGAAGGCTTCATTGAATACTATGGAGTTGAAGAACTTACCATTTCTACTATCAAAGAATGCTTTGTAGTACTTAGAGCTATCTACTTCTTCACCGTTTATAGTAACGCTATCAACATCCGTGAACACGTCAGTAAAGACTGTACTATAACCCACTCTAGTACTAACAATCCTAGGTTCTTCTACACTCTCACACGATATTTCCATACATACCAGCTCTTCTAAACTCTGTCTTGCTATATCAAGGTATATAGTCATGTTCGTGACTTCTCTTTGAGTAAGAGACCTACCTAGAAACGCTTCTAATTCTTCTTGTTTCATATCGTCTCCTTAAACATTTTATACCTCATAATAGCCAGCTACATCTACTTTAAACGTATAGTTTGTTGCCACTGGCACTCCAGTGACTCTCACATAAATCTGAGTACCTGCCGATAGAGCAGGACTGGTAGATACTGTTTGAGGTTGCGTAGTTATACCTAATAAGCTAGTTATTGAGTTAAGCACATTGCCAGATGCTATATTGTCATAGTTAGGTGAGTTAGTCCCTACTGTAATAGTAGGTTTCACGGCAGCACCCGATATATTCACCGCTCTTACAATAACTTGAGTAGGATAGAAGTTAAGTGTACTTTCCTCTAGTGTGTGTATGAGGGTATTTCCTACGGTCTTTCCATCTATAACTGTAGTGCCTTTTTTAATAACGAAACGTGCT